GTAAAATTATTGTTTTTTCTTAAACCCGCTGGAACTGCTATAAAAGAACTTGCGCCATTAAAACTACCTGCATTACCAAACTTACCTGCTACGTTGAAATTAACGTTTGAAGGTGTACCGTCATAACTACCTGTTTCGTCTGTAGCATCTGACATTTTATAATATGCTATACAAGAAGTATCTCCTAATATTTGAACTGTATCTGTTGTACAAGCACTTGGTGCTGCTCCTGTTGCAGTATTAATAATTCTTTTGCCTAACATATCTTACTTTTAAATTATACTAAAGGGTCTGGTTGTGGGTAAAACTCAAAGGAATATCTTAAAACACTTTCTACGCTTTCTAGTGCATCTAATTCTGCTTCAAATCCTTCTGCTTTTGTTACTATATCTTCACGCTCTTCTGCAATACTATCAGGTACTGCAACTTGTCTTTCTGTGAATCTTATAACATACCAATCTGTAGGTTTTAATAATTCTCCTGCTTTAGTTTTAATTTGGGTTTTAATACTTGACTTTAATTCGTCAATCTTATAAGTGCTTTCAGTAGTTACGTTGTAAGTTGGTTCTCCATCACTATCTAACACAGCTTCTCCATCTTCATCTACTATTGGCGTTTGTACTTCATAAGTAGCATCAAAATCAATATCAATTACAGGGTAAGTGAATACTTCATTTTCTGCATCAAACTCAATAGAACCTAATCTTTGGCTTATACTATCGTAACTTGGTGTTACAACATCATAAAAACCAAAACTTTTATGGTCTGCTTTTCTAAAGTTTAAGTGTACACCATTTTCATCTTCCCAAACATTAGGTAATCTTCTATACGTTGAAATGTGTCCGTTGAAATCTTTTGCTTTCATTTTATTGTGCTTTTGAAATTGACATCCAATAGTTTCCATCAGCTTGGGCTACTATTTGAATTAAGTTAGATACAGTACCATCATAAGTTCCTGCTATTATTTTTGTGCCAAGTGGAAAGGTGGGAGTAAATGCACCTGTTAAGATAAAATCTTTAACCATTCCAACTCCTACATTTGAATAAGTAAAGGTAGTTTCCGCAGTCATAGTCTTTGTAAACACTTGTGCAGTACTAAAATCTAAGTCAGTTGTTATTGCTTCGCTTCTAGTAAATTCTGCTCCTAGTTTAGAATATTCTATAGCATCATCAGCTATCCTTGCAGTAACAACAAAATCATCTGCATAAATTTCATCATAATTTTGGTTAGCCTTATTGAATGCTGTTCTTAAAGGGTCTCCTGTACCGTCATTAGCAGTAGTCCCTATATTGATCGTTTGTTTAGCCATTTTTTATATTTTATAATTGTGTTCTATCTGCGGTTAATGCGTTATTATCTGCTGTGTATAATGTTGAGTCTGAACTTAATGGGTCTGTTAAAGTCCAACAAGTAGGTGCAGAAAAATCAGGTACATAATAAGTACTCCAACTTGTGTCTGCTCCCCAAACGGAATTAGTTTCCATTTCACAATATACTTTACCCCAATTTATATTATTTGCCATATCTTAAACTTAAACAAAGCAAGCTGGTTGGCTATCTATATGAATAGTAGATTCGTTTGTATAATCCCCAAACCAACTACTGCAATAAATTTGTCCCCAACTTATTGTGTTCGACATTTCTCTTTATTAAATAACTATTTAATTTTATTTCGTTCTTTTTTTTAGGCTTATAAGACCTTATTTTTTTTTGCTCTACAACACCCATCCAGTAAAGTTTATATCCCTATGTGGATACATACCATCATCTTGGTTTGTTATAAATTCAGGGAATAGATTACTATTGAAATTCATATAATCCATAAACCTTTGAGTATAGAACTCAGCAGTTTCAGTTGCGTGTTCTGTAAGCGTTACTATTTCGTCTTTATCTACAGAAGTTGCATTCTCTGAATTATGCTTATAGATACCTCCATTTGATATCTGATATGCTGCATAAGGAATATAAGCAGCTTGACTATACCATATAAGCATAGGCTTAATATAGTCATTAACCAAAGTTAGATAGTTTCCACTTAGAGTATTTGCAATAATATCAGCTTGTAATCTGTTATATAGAGCAGTTCCCAAATACTGTTGAATATTTGTATCTTGTGCTACTTCAACAAACTGTATCAATTTATCAGCATCAATATTGCCATCAAATATTGACTTTCTTTTAAGCTCTTTTAATGTTATAAATAATGCCTTCATATTATTCTTCTTCTGTAATTTCTATTGGTTCTGCATCTACCTCAAAATCCAATATCTCTTCCTCAGAAAGCTCAACTTTGTCAGAAGATAACTTCTCACCAGTCTCTTCTTCTCTCTTGATCTTAGTAGCGATATTGTCTAGTTCAGTAAATTCAATCGGTTGAAGTGTCGTAAAGTATAAATCAAGCATAATACCGTTAAAGGAAAGTAATTCCTTAAAAGCATCTATTAAAAGTGCTTGGAATGGTCTAATAACTATATTATCCATAAGAATAGAAGCAGTTCTAAGTTCCTCTGCATTATTCCCAAATCCTGTATTATCTTTAATACCTAGAAGAATAGGTGAAACAACTCCGTGTCCTATCATAATTTTCTCTCTACTTTCTGTAGCTAAAAATTCGTATTGAGCGTGAGCATCAGGTAAGTGAATGGGTTCTACAGTAGATTGACTATCTGAATCCTCGTTAAAGGCCAATATAAATCTACCAGCGTTTGAAGAACCACTGAATTTATCATAAATCTTTCTCTCTATAATTTCTTGAATCTCATCAGTAGGGATTCCATTATTAAAGTTCAATAGTAAAGAAGGCTGTAGACCGTTCTTAATATTATTTAAGTGGTAATTAGACACCTCTTCCTCCAAAGAACAGTACTGTAAACATCCTTGATAATCAACAGGGCTGTAGTAGTAAAATCCTGTTCTGTAAGGCTTCACACAATATATTTCTATATTTTCACCTTTAGTTCCGTTCTTATAAGAAGGTATTCTTTTAGGCTTATCACTAGGCTTTATATTTATCCAATCTGGGTGATAGTAATAACCTTGAACCTTACCATCCTTAGCTTTTTCAGCTCTTAGGGTTTCCATAGGAAAGTGATACAATCCTGATATCTCTTTCTTACCCTTTTTATATACAACCTGAATAGCAGCTTGACCCAATATCTTTAGGTCGTTAACCATTCTTCTAACGTCTTTAGGAGCTAAGATAGCTTGCATCTTTCCAAACATTTCAGGCTTCTCTGTAGAGTCTGTTGCGTTTAAACCCCTACCGTAAATCATATCTACGATACCGTTAATACATCTTGAGTTTGTTGGGCTACCTAAATACTTTTCAATAAGCTCTGCAAAGTAGTCATTATCATCACCATACTCTACCCAATCGTAACGCTTACTTTCAGTTACACTAGGTACTTCATATCCTGATAAATTTAAGACTCTAAGACTAGAATCGTAAGATTTCTTAGGAGTATCAACTGGTCGGTTTCTTTTTATGTTTTTTCTGCTCATATAATTATATATTGTTGCTCTTCTGTTTCAGAATCGAACTGCTCGTAATCCCCTTGATTTAAAGTATGAGATACAGTGTCATTATTTTGTGAAGTGCAATATATTTTGTCTCTATACAATAAAGTCGCTCCTTGCTTTAGCTCTATAGAATAAGAACTTTCATCAGTAAGAATACTAAATGTACATTCTATATCTAAAAAGTTACCATTAATGATTGAAGTTAAATCTGTTAACGTCTCATTCTTTTTAGTTCCATCTTCTTTAATCACTAACTGCAAATCACTAGCTTCTATATATTCTCTAGGGATAATACTTAGTGTTTGAGGATCTGTATTTGGTAATAACCTTATCATATAATTATAACTAAATAACCTTATTTCTGTTCACAAAAAAAGGGTAGCATTTCTGCCACCCCTTAATTATCAAAATGAAATTGTATTAAGAATTTGTTCCTTCTACAATAGTTGCTGTTGCACTAGTCATTCCTGCGAAAGGATCAGCAGCAGTTGGGCTAGATACGAAGTTAGCAGGCTTTACTTCCATACCAGTAAGGGTAAGTGTGTAACCACTTAAATCTCCCATAGCAGCTCCAGTGACAATAGTTCCACCAGATACATCAGCTCCATTTTCAAGACCCATTAGAAACACATTACCGTTGTAATCTTCAACAGCAACGTGAGGATGTCCGTAAGCCAAGAGTTTTATCTCCTTATGATCTTCCTTAGACAACTTCTTTAGGGTAAGGTTTAATGTTTGCTCAAAGAATGTTGTTCCATTCTCTCTTGAGGAATTAACAGCTTGCTCGAAGCTACTATTTCCTTTTAATTCATATTTGTAAGCAGAAAAAGTTCCTGTCATATCGGTAATCTCATCATCTGTTTGAGTTACTGTTCCTAAGTCTGAATAGTCAACAAAGTAAACAGCTTTAAGACCACCAACCGTATCTTTACAAGGTTCTTTTCTACCTCTAGTTAAATCACAAGCCATATTATTATTGTATTAAAAAAGGGTAGGTAGGCTTTTCGGCTTACCCACCCCTTAAAGTTAGTTAATTGTTTTATTAGATTCCGTAAGATACGATATCTCCTACGATTCCGTACTGTACACCTGCAGTAAATCTCATTACAACTCTTACGTTTTGAGATCCATCTAAGTCAGCCATATCGATTACTTTTACTTGGTTGTAGTCAGATAATAGACCAGTTCCAAAGTATAAGTTAGATTTTTCAGCAGCAATTGCAGTGTTATCAGCAAGTCCGTTTGCAACAAATATTTTAACTCCGTCAAAAGTTAAACTTCCGTTGTTCCACCACTGAGTTCCCATAGCGTTTGTACCTGCAGCTCCTAATCCAGAAGTTCCAAATCCACCTAAAGCTCTTACATAAGCTCTAGCGATATTTTGTGAAACATAAAGGTTTAAATCTTCACTTCCGTAGATAGTAGAAGGAATAGCATCAACGATACTTCCTAATTGTGCAATTACGTTTGCAGCATCTACAGTAGTACCTACAATTTTAGAAGCACCTGTATGAGCAACATCTGCATCAAGCAAAGTAGTTAATCCATCAAATTGTCCGTTTGTTGCAGTAGAACCTTCCCAAATAGAAGTTTCAGTTCTTTGTGCTACTTTAGCAGCAACGTGAGCAACTAAGAAATCAGCAAAAGAAGGAGGCAAGTTATCAAATGCAGAGTATCCCATTTGGATAGCTTCCCAATCAGAAGCGAAGTCTTTCTTACATAATTGTAAGTTTACTTGTTGCTCTTCTGGCTGAAGGATTCTCTCAGCAAGAGTTAAAGTAGAAGTTCCATCAAAATCACAAGTAGCATCTTTTACGATATCATCTGTAGCTACAGTTTTGATTACTTCTTTAAATTTTACGTTTGGTTTTACAGTAATACCACCGTTAGCGATAGTAGAACCCTCTAATAATGCAGCAGAAATGTACTTTCCAGCAAATTCTCCAGCATAAGTAGTAGTAATTGAAGTTGAAGTTGGCATAATTTAGTTTTTGTTTTTGTTATTTATTATTTACTAATTCTTTGTAGAACTCTATCTAAAGTTGTTAGTGTTCTGTTTTGTGCATATAGGTTTAATGCAGCAGTTTCTGAGGCATTCTCAGGAGAGTGCATTAAAGGTTGTTCAGGAGCTTCGTCAGCAGAAAGTTCTTCAGGAACTTCTACCTTAGCTTCTTCTTTAGCCTCTAATTGACCCATCATTTTTTCTACTAAAGCCCTAACCTCAGCTAGTTCCTCTTTAGTTGCGTAAGACAATTCAGCAGCATCTTCTACTACATCTTCTACAGGAATATCCCCTTCAGGAGCCTCCTCTAGTTTAACGTCTTCTTGTACTTCCTCTTGAACTTCTGGAGTAGCCTCTTCAAGTTGTACTTCTTCTTGTACGGTGTCTTGAGTTTCTACCTCTTCTGTTGAAGATAAAAGCACATCTTTCAGTTTTGAAACGATTTCACTTGCTTTCATAAAATTGATATTTATAATTATTACTTATTTACTTGTAGAGTGTTGTATTTTCAACTGTTCCCCTGTCCTGTCAAGCTACCTACTCCTTGAGCTTGTAGAGTTCCATTACAACAGTCTTTGGAGTACTTCTTTCCATCTTTACATAAACATCCCCTACTTCCTCCCTTTGGGGATGAATAACTTACTGTGGCTTTTTCTCTCTTCATATGTGGTGCGTTTTTTTTTATAAGACTATTAGTATAAAGTTCCGTTTTGTGTTCGTTGTATAAAATATTGTATATCCCAAATAGTAGAAGTTCCACCGTGTGATTGGATATATAAAGATGCACCATTATCTAAAAAACTTTGGTCTATATAGTATTGAAACATATTGTGAAACACTTGTGGTATTGCATTTCCTTTTATATATGCTAAGGCAACATCTAAATTTTCAATTATACCACCACCATTTTGAATAGATAGGTTTAAATGCGTTTGGTTAGCATTTGGTGCTTGTGCTTTCCATTCAACAGTAAGTATATAAACATCATTTAAGTTTTGACCATATATTTTTTGATTTACTCCATTTTGATAAAAATCAATAGAAGGATGACTTCTAATAACTGTTCCCTTATTATTTGGTAAAACAGTTAAAGTGTCAGCAGCTAAAGATAATGGTGCTGCTGCTGTATATTCTGTATCCATATACCTTGCCCATCCTGCACTTGATATACTTTGTTGTGGATAAACTATTACGTTTCTTCCATTATGACCCATATACAGAGCATCATCTGTACGCATCATAGCTCCGTTTTCTATATTCACACTAGAAACGACTGCTTCTGTAGTATCTTGAACGTGAACCCTGTAAGAAGTGTTTTTAGTTGCCATCTTCTATCCCTTTTAGTTTAGATTCAGTCCAGTTCAACATACTTTTACCTCCCCAAAGGAGATAACTTATAGTTCCACAAGCCTCAGGCTTACTAGGATCATAATATTCAGCAGCTCTACTTAAATAAGAGTAGATTCTCTTTAAAGTAGGTAGCGTAAATTTCTCTTTTCTAGCTAATTGTTGGCCTCTAACCTTACCAACCTGAGTAGCACACTTATTACCAAGCTCTTTATTCCTTTTTATACCTAATTTGGCATTATTTGAAGCAGATTCAGGGTATCCTCCATAAGATTCTAACTCAACCTCCTCAGAAAGCATTTCAAGAGCTTCTAAGAGCTCAAATTCAGCATTAAGCTCACTGAGTCCATCTTTATCGTAATCTCCTCTTACAGACTCTTTAGGGCGTTCCATTTTATCTGCAAAATAACCCTCAATAGAGAAGCCTTTTACTTCACCTGCCTTAACTTGATTCCAAATATCATCATTATTGACCTTTACAGATACCATCCAAGTACCAATAGGTAGGTTAAAGTCATATTTTCTTGACTTATCCTTAGTTTCATCTTCTATTATCCAAGATTCAACTACAGACATACCTTCTAGCTCTACTTGATGCTCTAAAGTGCTATTATTCTGATTCCCCTTCATTAAAAACAGTTCAGAAGCCTTTCTGACAGTATCTTCAGAGAAGAATATGTAATATTCCTCTTCACCACTGTTTCTATATATCTTTTTGTTGGGTATTAAGGCTGCACCCATTAAAATCCTCTTTTCTTTGTCTACTTCAGCTAATTTGACTTCTTTATGCTCTTTTAGGGCGATAAAATCCTCTTCTATAGCTGGATTTTCAACAACCGAGATAGCTTCTATTCCACTAAACTCGTTTTCTTCGTCTATAATAAGTTCTATAATCC